TCCATCTCTCACGTGCAGTGGTCCCCACCGTTTGATTTGCTCGTACTCCATATCGCCTGAGGCAGTAGTGGACTCTCACCCGGTCCGACTTAGTGGTTCTTAACCAATGACAAATATCACCTACACGATTTCATCAACACTATCTTGCACTTTCACTCCATTCTTCTAAACGGGGCACGACTCCCTAATTCCGCCGTCCATGTACACGTACCTACTAATTCTAGTCCTGTCATCGCACTTTATGGGAATTTCACCCATCGCATCTTGTTTTTGTAGTGGGAATTCAGCTCCTGCGCCGCCTGGGTTGTTCCGAAGAATCCAGGGCGTTTTTTAAGGACAGTAGGGGTGCGAGACCGTCGCCATAACATTTTCATTCAAACTCTGCTGACATATAGTGGCAGATTAACAATGAACTTCTGTGTCATAGTCGCATCTCCGAACCGCTTCATTTTCATATCCGAACGTTACTGGTAGTGCGGATTCTGTATCAACTACCTTCGTATAAATCCCATATCTGAGGGGGATCTTCCGAGAAAAACAATGCTTCGCCGATAACTCTACCAATCATTGAAAACCCATATTACCGTTTTGCGGAATCTGCATCCTGTGCAGATCGTTTACCCTTATTGGGGCCGTCGTAACACAAATCTGGCTTTTAACCTATCAAATCCTGGGTCATGGAGATACCATATGACTAACATCTATCTCTCAAAATATCTCTTGATCTAACTCTAATGCGAGGACAACGTCTAAAGATCAAAAGAAAAGGGCCAAAGTCTAGGAAGACAATGACCACAATAACCTAACTAAGGTGAAACCCGTACAATCATGCTAGTGAATTCATGAAGGATAGTGGGGGTTTTTGTTTAAGGAAAGAAAAACCCCCCAAAATGCACCTTGGTTCCTAACTCCCTGCCTCCGAAGAGTCCCACGGAAGGTTTTATAAAGAACCAGAGTTGTCTAACATCTAGGAAGGTGTCAGACTAAAAATGTTGCACCACAACAACGGGATAACCCCTCCAACTGGTGAATGATGGAGGGGGAGGTCGAGCTCAACCTCAATAGCTCAATAGATATAAATAATATCCAAAAATCTCAACCGAAATTGAGAGTGGAAACTACAGCACAAAGGTGTAACTGTAGCGGAAACCGAAGTTTCGGGGGTGTCGCCTGGCTAGGGCCGACTTAGAAAAGCTTGCAGAATTTTAAAACAA